CTTTCTTCGTAGGCGTTTTCTGCACGCTGACGATAGGTGCCAATGGTGTTTCTGTAGGCCGCTTCAAAGTGTTCGGCATCCAACTCAAGATCAACAATTTGGCCGCCAAGCTGGTACTGCACATATTTGAATAGATCTTGTTTGAGTGTGTCTAAACTGTTTTCGGATTCAATGCCCATAGGAACTCCTGTTCCTAGTATTTAGCAGTTTACCAAGCCCACAGTATGATCAGATTGTCGCTGCCGCGACCGTTGAACTTGGTTTCAGTTGCTCGGATTTCTGCAAACGCTTTGCGAGCTGCTGGTTTTCCACCACCTGTAACTGCTCGGATCTGTTCGGTCGGTTTTCTTAGAGTTTTTTGTACAGTTGTTTGTGCATCAAATCCTACAATTGCACTACCCTTGATTGTAAAAGTTCCAATATGACTATCGGCCATCACGTGGATCAACCGGCGTTTGGCTGTATCGTATAGCCATGCTTCTGAGGCATTGACCAGTCGTGTAACTGGTTCACTTTTGAGTTTAAGCTCGTCAAACTCGCGGAGGAACTTGAATTTTCTTGTAAGTTTTTCAGGACTTACTGCTTTCTTGGCACGGGGCTTGCGTTCTACTTTTTTCAACTGTACATAGCTGTTACAGTCGTTAATGACCGTTTCACAAAACTTGACACAATTACGAAGTTGTAGTTTTGTAAGATGACTGTAACCCTCAACCAGGTCGGCATCTTCACCGACTAGGACTTCGTTAAATTCGGCCAAGCGTAATTCCCACACACGAGTCACAGTTGAAATCATGTTAGGACTGATATTCATACCACGCATTAGAGCAATAGGTTTAAAGTCGGCGCTCATTTTGGCACCAGACACTATAAAGTCATCGAACATACCTTCTAGTTCGCCACAACACTCGGAGACTTTTTCACGCAGGTGATCTTGAATTGTAAGTTTGGCCACAGCAGCATCAGCATTAATGTCTTCTTGTGCTCGTTTAACTTCTTGCTTTATTTTGAGCATGGACAAAATTTGATCATCAATTATACACTGTTCGTGTTCGGTAAGTTCCAATCCAATCAAGGTCATTCTGCAGGCCCAGGCCGGTGTCAGACGGATCTGACTATCAGGAATACCGCGCATGAGTCGGGCGTCCTTGGAGCGATGGTTGACCTCTAAATATTGACATAGCATTTCTTTGGCATCACGTTTGCCATAGTGATAGTTGTACCATTGGAAAGCATTGGCCAAACTGCTAAGGCGATTTTCTTCAGTAGGTTGTACACGCCACTCAGGCTCGTGCCCTACGTATTTGGTTTCAGCACCCTTGGGGTTTAGTCTTTTAATTTCGTTTGATTTAGCCATAATGTTTATTATATACAGAAAGGTACCAGTGGTCAACCTAACAGGTTAGCAAAAGTTATGTGTTGTTCCAGATTGGTTATCAAGTCGCGGGCTTGCTGTACCAGCTCTCTATAGCGTGGTGTTTCTCTTCGAGCACGCCGGCACTCTACACTTTCTTGATCTGCGGCCACCATGGCACTATCTATGGTTCGGACCATTTTGAGCAGATCCCGGCGAGCCACTTTGTTTTTGACAGTGCTTATGGCTTTTTCAGCTGATTCCAAGCGTTGTAGCAATTCATCCATAAGTGTAATTATACGGCGTTTTGATTTTCAAGTCAATCTGGAATTATGAACATAAATATCTATACCATGTTTTATGTATATACCTATCTAAGAGAAGACGGCACTCCGTATTATGTCGGAAAAGGCAGTGGCGATCGCGCCTACAAAAAATGGAACAAAAAAGATACTAAACCACCAAAAGACCAAACTCGTATTGTTATAGTAGAAGATAATTTAGACGAACAATCTGCATTTGATTTAGAAATTAAATTGATTGCCCAGTATGGTCGCAAAGATTTGGGAACAGGTATACTATACAATAAAACAGATGGTGGCGAAGGATCGTCTGGACATAAAATAGGTGGCTGGAAATGGAGCGAAGAATCTAAAGCAAGACGACGAGGCAAGGGTAACCCTGCTTATGGTAAACCAACAAGTCAAAAACAAAAAGAAGTAACATCAAACAGAGTTAAAGGCAAAAAACAAAGCAAAGAAACTATAGAAAAAAGAGCTGCAAAATTAAAAGGTATGTTTGTTGGCGAAAAAAGTCCTGTTTTTGGTCGCAAAAAAACACAAGAAGAAATTGAAAAATATTTAAAATCTCGCGTATACAAACCACTTACAGCTGAACAAAAAGAAAATTTAAGACAAAAAAATCTTGGCAAGAAACAAACACCAGAATCTATTGCTAAAATGCTTGCAACTAAGGCTGCAAAAAAAGCACTAAATAATAAATTATGCCAAGACTGAGTTTATACAAGCCCAATAGAACTAACGACTATCAATATTTAGATCGTATAATCTCAGAACAATATACTGTTGGGGGGCTGGATATCTACTGCCACAAATATCTTGGTCCACAGGGTGCCGGTACCGACAACGGCAACAATGATGCTACCATACCCAACTACGACACAACAAATCCGCTCTTTATTGAAGATCTCTTGTTGTTGGAAAACCGTGATCGTGTGTATGATCCTGATGTGTTTGTCATGCGCGGTGTTTATCGTCAGCAGGACATAGACTTTGATCTTACTCAGTTTGGCCTGTTCCTAAACAACGATACTTTATTCATTACCTTTCACTACAACAACATGATAGACTTTTTTGGTCGCAAGCTCATGTCGGGTGATGTGTTGGAGTTGCCAAATTTAAAAGATTACAATCCCTTGAATACCAATCTGGCGCGGGCTCTACCCCGTTACTATGTGATACAAGATGCGGCCTTTGCAAGTGAAGGCTTTAGCCAGACCTGGTTACCACACCTGTGGCGGGTCAAATGTACACCATTGGTCAATGCACAGGAGTACAGTCAGATCATGAATCAACCGTTTGAACCCGAGAACATCTGGGACAACGGCAATTTTTATCCAGGTAACACTGTGGTCAACAACGGTAATCAGTACTACCGAGCCAACGGCAATGTGCCGCCTGGAACTGCAATTGATGCGGTCAATCCCGACACCGGACAACCTTACTGGACCTTGATTACCAATCCAACCACAGTGGGTGATGCACAAAGCACCAGACCCAAAGATCTCCAGATCAACGATGCCATCTTGACACAGGCCTATAACGATGTACCGCTCAGTGGTTACGACAATGTTAAGTTCTATATCATACCTACCGGACCCAATGGTGAGCCATCTGCCGCTGGGGTTACCACTGGCTCACATACAGTTGATTCCAATAACACGCAAACACCCAGTGAAATCAGTCCCAAAGGATTTGGCTATGTAGCTGGATACTTGACCGGCAGTACCAACACACCCAATGGCCTGCCAGTCACACCCGGAGTTAGTTTTCCACCCAATCCTACCACAGGCGACTACTGCTTCCGCTTGGATTATTTCCCAAATCGCCTGTTTCGCTACAATGGTCGTGTATGGACTGCCATTTCGGACAATGTACGTACCGATCTCGACCTGGCCACCGGAGCTCTAACTCAACGAGCCAGCTTTGTCAACAATCCCTATACCGTGTCCACCACAGATCAAGGCAACATACCAAGTCGCCAGAGCCTTAGTCAAATCCTACAACCCAATGCCGACAACGGTAACCAAGGTGGTAACATCACACCTGCTAATCCAAGGCCTCCTGGACGATAATGTCACAATTCTTTTATGACGAACAGCTTCGTCGCTTCCTGTTACAGTTTGCTAGAATATTTTCCAACTTTAGTGTAGAGTTTGGCACCAACGAAGCCGGTCAAGGACCCGGATCTACCGCAGATACCTTAGTAAGAGTACCAGTCAGGTATGGTGATGCTAGCCGACAGGCCCAGACCATACTACAAAATAATTCGGCTAGCAATATGCCAGCCACACCCTTGATGACGTTTTACATCACTGATTTAAAATATGATCGTCCACGAATCCAAGAACCCAATTTTATAAACACTATACAGGTGCGTCAGCGTACCTATGACAGTAATACTGGCACGTATGAAACCACACAGGGCAATGCATTCAGTATCGATCGCTTGATGCCAGTACCATACGAACTCACAATAAAATTGGATATTTGGACTAGTAATACTAATCAAAAAATGCAGTTGTTGGAACAGATCCTAGTCTTGTTTAACCCCAGCTTGGAAATACAGAGCACTGACAATTTTTTAGACTGGACCAGTCTTTCTGTCTTGTACCTGGACAACAGCAACTGGAGTAGCCGTACTATTCCGGTGGGCACCGAAAACCCCATCGACATTGCTACCCTGACATTCAAACTACCTGTTTGGCTCACCAGTCCGGCCAAGGTCAAGAAACTGGGTGTAGTTGAGCGTATCATTGCGTCAGTCTATGATGCCAGTGGCGACCTTAACAATGCCTTGTTAGAAAGCGATCTCTTGTTGGGCACACGGCAACTGTTTACTCCGTTTGGTTACCAGGTCCTGTTAATTGATAACAAGTTACAGGCCTTGCGTTCAGACAACATAATAGACGAACCTAATTCTAGCCTGACACCAGCCGACAGCCCACCGACCAATTTGCTATGGCACGATATTGTCAATATGTACGGAACGCTAAGGCCCGGTATCAGTTACGTGACCTTGCAACAACCCGATGGTACCGATGTGATGGGTACCGTGGCATACGACCCAACTGATGATAGATTTTTGTTGTTTACAGTCAATACTGGAACTGTTCCCGGCAACACCTTGACACCAGTGGATGCAGTAATTGATCCGTTAGTTAGTGGCCCTGGTGCTGGTCTAATTGCATCTGCTGCTGGACAACGCTATTTGCTGACCGAAGATACCGGTTCATGGGACAATCCAGCTGGCGATAATCCAGTGGCTTGGACTGGGACCGGTGGACAACCTCTAGTAGCACATGCCAATGACATTATTGAATATGATGGTGTGCGATGGAACGTAGCCTTTGACAGTACATCAAGTCCTGATAATCTACAGTACGTGACCAACATCATATTCAATAAT